ACAGTAAATGTTACTTGGTCACGTATTTGTAAACCAAACCTGCTTAGGAAATCTCCTTCACCTTCAAATCCGTCAACACTCTTAACATACATTTCCATATCGTAAATGATACTGTAGTTATTACCATCTTGTGTTGTTAAGTCGCCGCCGAAGGTTGAAGTATCGTCTTCGTTCAGGATATTATCAATAGAGTCGAAGTTTCTTGGTATGTATGCAACGTCAACACCATACATCTTAATTGACTCGATAACTAAATCGTCAATTAAGTTTTGCTCGTTGAAGTTACCGTAATTTCTGAAATAAGGGTTCGTTGCCATAACTTATCCAATAAAATTATACGTAAGTGGTTGGAGTGAATTAACAGCTTCTTCTTCCATCCGTTGGCGTTCTTCTCTTGCTTCTTGTAAAATTTGTTCGCCATTAAATGTTACACCGCCGACCAATTGCATTCCAACAAACTTGGTAAGGTTTGCACCCCAATTTTCTTTTACTAAAGCAGCAGTATAATTTTGCAGCCAGCGATCTGTCCAAACTTCAGCATATTCCGCTGGGTCAATAATATCGTAAGCTTCAATAATAATGTAATCGCCGACGGTCCAAATCTTTTGGTCAACATCAACGTATAGCTTATTCACATGTTTATTAAATCTGATTAAAGGTTTCCCTACAAGCATTTCTTGTAAGAACTCAATATAAGACATAGTCATATAATAGTTTTGAATATTATATCCGGTAATATCTCTTATATTGTTTAAAGTATATTGGTACTGAACATTAAACATTCCAACGCCTGCACTAATGGAAGTCTGTAAATCAAATACTTTTGATATACCTAAAAGACGCGTAGGAAGTGTAATGTAGCCATTATCAATATCATCTTGCGTGATAGCATGTTTTAAATAAACAAGTTGACTCCCGTTATAATGATAGTCTCTCCAAAAAGAAACAGCCTCATCTACACGATCGTCTATTTGCTCTTCAGACACGTTTATTTCAATAACAGGTGCACCTAATTTTCTAAGGACATAGTCTTTGAATTCTTCTTTGGTGGTAGGCTGAGCCATAGTAAACCTCTAAGATACTTTTGCTTTATAGTCTATTTATAATATGTAGAGGTAGGGCGAAATTTAATCTCGCCTTTCTATGTCATCCTCTGATAATAAATCACCCATCCATACTTCAATCACTTTAACCGGATTTTTACCTACATTAGTTGCTTTGTGCCATGTCTTAACAGGAATGTCAATACTGTCTCCAGTAGAATAAACTTTAGATGTTTTATATCCATTTTGAAACTCAAGATTCATTTCAAGTTTACCATCTACGATATGCCAATGTTCCGAACGAACAAAATGTCGTTGGTCTGATAATGATTTACCATTGTCAATAGACAGTTCTTTAACTTTCCAATGACCATTATTATCAAGGTTGCGATATTTACCCCATAGCCTTTGCGTTTCAGGCTTATCCCAATTCTCAAGAAGCCACGATGAACTATTCTTTTTATTGTTTCCGCCAATGCCAAACATAAAAATAATTTTACCTTCTTCAATTAATTCTTTGGCATATTCAACTTCAGGAGTTGTACCTTTTTGGCGGTCTCCTCCGTTTGCAAATATAATTTCAGCGTCAGGAAATTCTTCTCGTATTTGTCTTATAGCGCCAACTGCAGTATCATCACTATCGTCAAATTCAAATACGCTATCAACAACTGATAAAGCTTCTATGATTGCAGTGCGTTCTTCTACAGGCATAAACGGTCTACCTTTTTTACGTGACAGCCATTCATCGCTGTTAACACCAACGAAAAGACTATCTCCTAATTTAGCCGCCGCTTTAAAATATTCAATATGGCCTGAGTGAACTGGATCAAACCCGCCAGTAACAATAACAATTTTCATAATTTACTCCTTCATTACATAATCATATATAAAGTTTTTCTTATCAGGATGACCGGTTACAACCATGTTTGGTTTTTGTTGTGCTATTTGTGGATGTAGCCACCAATCTTCATAATTAGAAGAAGGATCCATAGACACGTCGTTTACAGCTAACACATATCCTATTCCTTTGAGGTATGCTCTTGATTCTTCTCTAAACTCAGGACCCCACCAACACGCATTATGTTGAAATTGAATTACCCCATATTCGTATTGGCCAAAAGGTATTTTCTTTAATACATCAAGAGATACTTGCTCTGCATTAATTCTTAAAAAGTCAATCCAATCTGTCATGCAACTTTGTTTAAACATTGAAGCATAATGAATATCCTTACCGTCTGCCATAACTATAGTGCTTTTTCTTTCCTCGGAATAATTATAACAAGCTCTTTCTGAATTGTCAATAGACAATCCTTTCCAATTAAACGTGTCCTCAAGTAATGCAGTGTTGTTTGCTTTATATGGTAACCCGGATCCAACTTCTACCCATAAACCGTTTTCTTTTCCATCCAATGCAGATAACACAAACATATCTTGATAATGTCTTGCATAATTATTTGTGATCTTTTCAATACCAGGAAATGGAAACTTATATTTTTCTACGTCTCCTTCGTATGGAATATAGCTTGGGTAACCTATGTTATTTAGCCATCCTATAGCTTTATTTTTCCATTCAGTTTCTACATTATTATCATAGGCCATATTAAAAAGTAAACGTTTTGATTCATCAGTACCATTATCTTTCCAACTTCCTGACGCATTGTGATATATCAATCCTTGTTTTCCTGGGTAATTAATATCACTATCACCTATACTTAACTCTATGTCAGCAAATAATAATCCGATTGTTGAATGAACTAAAGATTCACGCCATTCCCCGTTTTCCTCGCAATAATCACACATAAAATAATAAGCTTCAGGTCTGTTCGGTAGAACCGTGATTGCCATTTTTAATAAACTGTAAACTGTTACTTGTCTATTTTTTTGATCTGCAAAGCACTTTGCTCCCATAATCAAAGCTCTATATTGAAGTAGTTTTTCATTGTATGTTTTGCCATCACAAAACTCAGCAGCTCTTAAATAATAAGTAAGGGCGGCCGCGTCTTGATCTAATTTATCATATTCTTTTGCAAGTTCATACATTTTAAATGGATTTTTGTAATCCATAACAAAGTCATTTAAGAGTTGTTGAATATTACTCATTTATCATCCTTTAGATACAAAATCAAAAAACACACCTGTTGGAATTTTTAGTATGTAAGACACATTATCTGATAAACCAAAAGATATTAACAAGTCATCACCAACAGCCGCAACACCAGTACAAAATTCAATATTATAATCTTGGCCTTTTACGTGATCATAATAAGTACCTAAGAAATGGAATTCACGCGAAACATTTGTAATATTCCAATCGTTATCATATATTACAACGCGGTGAGCGTAATTTCCGTCTTTTCTGTTAAATGGATCTTTTAGCAAATTTGTTTCATGGGCTAAACACATCCGACGGTTTTCATTTATACGAATAACTTGAGACCCGCCACGAAGATCTTTGTCTAATGGAAACCTTTCTTCCATTGTTTTAAGAGTTACATCAGTAGTAACTTTATTTTCAATGTCAAAATGTACTACCTGTGTTGGATTTGACCACTTAACAAAATGATAAGGCATATCATTAATTGGCATCCAATTCTTTTCACAATAGCTGCTATCGTCCCCTGGTGCTGGAATTGGATTACGAGATACTTCTTTCCATTCATTATTGTGAAATTCTATTTCAGCCATTTCCATCCGGCCTTTACCTTTATCATCATAGCAATCTCTACGTACACCACAAAGATAAAGCTTGTCATCCCAACTGAATAAACGAGCATCTTCTAAACCGATAAAGTTCCAGGTTGGTTTAGTATCAAAGTCAGAAGTATTGACTCTGCCAGCAGCCACCAAATTTAAATTTAAATCAAACTCACACATGACATTATACGTAGTTAATGTCACGTCGTTTTGTGGATGTACATATACCAAAGGACCCCACGTATGAGGAAACTTTTTACCTTCGCTATGATATAAAATATAATTGATATGCCGCAAGTTCATAAGAATTTTATCTTTATGAACAAAGATAGATGGATTCATTGTCCCAGTTTGGTTACCTAAAACCGACTCCGGAACAATGACTGGATGAATAGATCCACCTCTACGTAATGCGTATTTAACTAGGCCGCCTGTATGCAGTTCGTGCATAGTACCTCCATAATATAGATTTTAATTTATTTAGCTAAAAGCCGCGTTGCGTTTTACGTCGTTTTTCTTTGTAATTTTTTTAGCTAAAGTTTCATTTATTACATTTTCTTCATCGGCGGATAAAGCACCTTTAACCCACTCAATTAAATTATCTTCAGTAATATCCGACAATGAAACAAAATCGGCTGCAGTTGTATTAGCAGCCGAAATGTCAGTTGTCCCTAAATATCGTGAAGACACACCGTTGAGTGCAGTACCGGTTTTTTTCCAATCTACTGACACAACAGAATCTGAAAGAGTAACGCCGTCAGCGTTTACCTCGTCCCTAGTCCTATACTTTATAATTTTCCAAGTATATTCCATGGATTAAGTACCTCTCCTTATTCTGGAGCTTCGGCGTCACCACCAGTAGCCCACGGAAGTGAATCTG